CTTATAATGGCCCATGTGGTGAGTACTAAAAAATACTCCTTATTTTTTCCAAGATGATATTCAATAGGTGTAAAATGTATGACATCTTACAGCCTTATATCGTCTAAGAAAACTACTCACATTAGTCCTACAATCAATCTGAGAAAAATTCTTTTAAAGAAATTGCCATTTTGCCTTATTGCCTTATTACCATGTTAATTACCAGTATATCACGTGTATACCCTTTGATCATCCATTATAATATTCTTCTATCTCTGCCTCATCTACATTCATTAACCAATCATTATCATCATAATCCATCTCAACCTCTGCCATTGCAGCCCCCATCTCATCAAATGTCTTACTATACAGTTCACTTATAGTATGACCTAAATTTAATATAGTATCAATTGCAACTTTCTTCTTCTCAGGGTCAAAGTCTATTTCTTCTACTTCAACACCTGATTTTGTCATAGCTGCCCTAAGACTTGCATCGTCAGTCACATTGAGCATAGCAGGACTCAATATGTCTAAATTTTCTGCTAAGTTCCTCATATTCTCTTCAAATGTGTTCCTTAACTTCTCATCATCCTGTGTTGCTTTCTTTGGTACCCATTCCTTCTTATACCTAACTAGTTTTGATGTCCTCTTCCTGAACATTGGTTTCAACACTTTCTCATTAATCTCGTCCACAATAGCATATGACCTTGTATTACTATATATCTCTTTATTAAGTCTATCATAGATTCCTCCCATCTTCCTATACATCTTTAATAATTTCAATGAATGAGAAGAATCATCTTTATTTGCCCTATACTCACTAAGTAGTGCCATACATCCACTCTTATAAGAATTATTCTTAGCGGCCATCGCAGTGATTGCAAGGACTATTCTGACATCCTTACTATGTACAGTATCAACATCTGTTACCATATCGACAAGTCTATCATGGATGATACTTAATTCCTTATCTGTAGATAAGACGACTTTGTAGCCAGCCTGGTCTAAGAAAAACAAGTCAGTAAGGTATTCTCTCATTTCTTTTAGTGGGTGATCCCTAGATAACAGCCAAAGTGATTTCCCAGTTATTTTCGTAAGGTCATATGATACTAAATGATCTCTTCCATTCACAACATTATCGACATAGCGCTCCCAATATTTAATCTTTGGTCTATCATCTAGACTTATGTCTTTTAATGTCACATGACTCCAATCATCATATACAATAGTGGGCATACCAGGGTCAAAGGTTCTCCCTGCAAGGTCTTGTATTCTTATTATTATTTTACTTGGAATAACAACTTTACTAGGTCTGAATGACTCTCTCATGAGCCTTCTTAATCTCATCCTGAGGTCATTCAATGGCTGGTTAGTAAAAATCATATCATGGATGTCAGAAACAGTAATGTCTGGTTTTATCATTCTCGTCATAGAATTTTGTATATTTGGATCGCCAGGTTGACATAAATTATTGACTGTGCAATGACTTATATAATGATCATAGATAATCTTTAATATTTCACTCCCATAACATTCATGAACAATATTGGATGATAGCTCATCCTTTTTGTATATCATCAAATACATTTGATATGGTAATACAGAGCGATTCTGGGGATATGAGAATTTAATCTCGACATCTAATTCTCTGAGACTATTCATTGTATCTTCATTCCAGTCTATTACACTATTTACTCTAATAATGACATTTTTACCTTGATTGATTAATGTAAGCACAGTGTCCCATACTGCTTGCGGCTCACCTTTCAAATACGATATGTCTATCAAGATATGTTTATATTGTGATGTAAAAGATATAGTATTTATATCAGTAATGTCATAATCATAATCAAATATAATCTTAGGATGATGATAAGTTTTTGAAAAGAAATCTGGTTTACTATATGCATGTACTGGTGCCCCACAAATCTCTGCAGCATATAATATATCACCTCTCCCTGAGGTCAAAGAACAAATTATCTCTCCTTCAGTATAGTTATCATCTAACAATAATTTTGATAATATCCCAAATTGAGATGTCATTGCATCAGAACCGGTGTAACTAAAAGTACTTACTGGGTCGGCATATAATTCACTGACACGTCTACATACTTTTATCAATGATGATAATGTCTCTTTCTCCTTCAATACATCTATACTTATTCTGACCATCTCATAATTAATTTGGTATAATGATACTGGGACATCAAAATCAAATAGTGGGGCATTTGTATCAGCATATTTAATATTAATATTATCACTATCATCTAGCAATAAGTCTGACTTTTCTCTGACTTTATTCAATTTCTTTAATAATGACCTTCTGTGGGATACACCATAATTTACAAGCTTCTGGGCACCTATTATCTCAATAGCCATCTTATCATCCTCAGTTAATATCTCACTCATAGTATAATTATTAATTGTGAAAATTACATTTTCTAATGTCGCAAAGGGATCTAAGCTTATAAAACCATTAGATCTTTTTGCTATCAAACATGATCCAAATGACAAGTGCATTATCATATCTCTTCCCATACTATTTATGGACGATTCATATTTTTTCCTAAGTGATGTCACTGACACATTATGATGTTTTTCTTTCCTGGATCTGCCAAAGTGGCTTATCGCATTGATCATTGACTCAAAAACATCTGTAAAATCACCATATGATGCTTGAAGATTATCATATTGCCTAGCTTTCTTCCCCCTATATGTTTGGGATAAACTATCATAAGTCATCTTATGTATATAATCCTTGATACATATCTTACAGTCTTTCATTATCTCTTCATCACTCATATCTCTATAGAACCGGCCCATCCTTCTCAATGAAATAAACAATGGCTCCCAATACTCAATATTTGTTGTATCCATACTTAAGAATAGTCCTTCTTTATTTGTCTTATTATAATAGTCTATAATAATTCTCACGTATTTATTTTCAATAAGAGAGTCGAGAGATATTTGAGTTATTCTATTATCTTGGTGTGTTGAGGTAACTAATTTAGGGTCATAAAGATATGCTAAACTATTTATACTGACTCTCTGCAATGATATATCTCTCAGTTCATATTTTGTTGGGTCAATTTCTAAGAAATTTTCCTGTCGGTCTATAGACCTAGCTTTATAATCTTGTACAGTTACAATATTCTCTAGTGATTTTAATGCTACAAATGTTGTTATAGGTAATATTCCATAATAATGATAATTATACGCTGATTTCAATATTAACTTCATTCTAATATATTCGAAATTTATATTACTATCTTCCAATTGCATGCTCGATATGTTCCTTTGATTATAACTGACACTACATATCTGAGTGCTATTAGGCAATATTTTCGTACTAATCTTATTCTTAAAACGTTGATTAGGTATCCTGTGTAATATTTCCCCACCTAAATTCAATGGGACATTTATCATGAAATCTTCGAAAGGTCTTGTTGTGAATGTTCGCAAACAAACACGAGCTGCACTTAAGAAATTGAATTCACCCCCAGGTATTGGAGATTCTATGCTATCTTCCGTCTTTAGTATGGCCCATTGAGTAACAGAGACTACCTTTGCTATGATCATATCTTCTCTGGAATTTAATAATATATCATCCTTCACCATTTCACCTTTGTACATTGTACGGCTTTCATAAAAACCTTGTCTTAATTGGCTCAAACCATCATGATATACTAATGGTTCACTAGCATGCAATATCATGATCTCATTATCTTCCTCTGCCTCCTTTAACATATGATCATATAAAGGTTCTTCAATATCTACAAAATTAATTAAAGGGCATAGAGATGATCTTCTTGAAATCATAAGACTTAGTATATCAGTATCAGCATCTATATTCAATTCTAAACAATTGTCAAGTGAGAGCATATTCATGACATTTATTCTGGACCTTTCAGATATCCTTTTTTTGAATGTGGTCAGGTTCTTTATCCTATTGATCATACTTGTGCTTGTCTCTAATTTTTTCAATAAGAACTGGACGATTGACATGAGAGTATTTTCATAATAGAATTGACACATACGATGTGAATATTCATCACGGAAGATAATCATCAAAGCTTTTCTTACAATTGGATCCATTTCTTTATATTCTAGGACTCGTAACAATTCTAAATTCTTGGTTGATGACCTCATTACCTCGGTCAACCTAGCATTCAACATACTCCTAGCGGTATGTATCGTAGGATTGAGTATCCATTTACTAGTAAAAAGCTTATCTTCTCGATGTGACATTTCTATATTTTGACTGAATTTAAGTGAAGCTTCGAGGCAATTATAGAAGTAAGTCTTATATCTAAACCTGTCTCTTATTATCCTATGAACACTATATATCTGCTTCATTAATCCATCACTATGGCCACTCAGTGCTTGATTATTAAATAATTCTATACCTAGTCCTCCTAATTGGACAGGCATCAATAGAATGAATTGCCATAATTCATGAAGGAATATATGTTCTGTACTAATGTATAATAATACCTCGTTTACAATATGCGATTTAAGTTCTGTGAGGTTGGCTTGGCATATGTTCAAAAGCCAGTATTCAAAGGCCTCTTTCTTATGTGTCTCACCAAATAAATTAGTTGTATTACCATAGTTTATAGCTAAAGATTCTACAAAAGTTTCTTTATTTAGAACCTTGTTCTTAACTGGCATAGATTCTGCAACATAAAAAATTGATGCTATCTCAGCTGGTATATTATCCATTGACAGCATACTATTTTCCTGTTTATTCCTAAATAATGACCCTACTATGTAGCTGGTCAATAAGAAACTCTTGTACCATTTTAGGGCAAGGCAAGTATGTATATGGTATGAACCGTCTAAAGCTCCTGATATACTAGATGATATGCCATCTATCTCTATTTCATCACTATAAAGTCTAGAATTGTTACAAGCACTGACTGCCATAAGCCTCTTCAGTGTACTATCTACTTTCAACCCATTTATTGTGTGCTGTCTTAGTAATGTCGTCCTTGTCTTCGAAACTGCGCACTGTGATGCTTTCAAGATAAATCCTTGCCTATAGATCTCTTTCCCTAATTGCCATAGAGTATTATTTATAGTAGCCTGGCTAGCATCTTTAATAGTGTGAACTTGTACTATGTCATCCGAATACATAGCTGATTCTATTACACTTAAAGATGTTGTATGAGATATCAGCTTAAACTGTTGACATGTTACAGCAGTCCATACAGGATTCATCCAGCCTTCAATACCACCTAATTGACCCTCTGAGACTAATACTTTATCAAGATATGTATCGTAATAGTAGACATGTAGGTTATTAAATATATATGATAGCTTATCCCAATCGTCGAAACCAAATAATTGACCAAAAAATAATAATATATCACTACAGTTATCTGGTTGCATTGATTGATTGTGCCCTTCAATATCTGCCATTATAGCAAAATTGTCATCATCTGACAATGTCTGAGCCATTTTGTGTTGTAACTTCTTCCTATTATAATCTGACATTGTTAATGTCTGAGAATCAAGATAATCAATGATCATTTTAATACTTTCTTGGTATTGACTCATTTTATGTTTGAATGGTGCTGTTGCGACACCAAAAAATCTACCCTCTCGTTTTGCTTCTTTTTCTTTCTTGCATAGGCGGGCAGGGAATCTATGTTTCTCTACAAACTCACTAGATTTTGTCCAATATACATTACTTTCCTTCAATTCTCTAGATATATCCTTAAGGAAGTCATCAGCCTCATAATGGACAGAGTTCATTATCTGGTATAACTCTTTCTCGTTATCTTTGGGATGGTGGCATAGATCATATTTTATTGCACCTTTATCCTTTGCATACTCTACTGGATTACCTGCATCTATTAATTCAAAAGTTTTGCCAAATATGATCTCAATCCACCAAGCTAGGCCCATGCCCTGAAGTTTATTGTAATCACGCTTCTCCAAGGCATTATAAATTATGAGAGCTTTCTCTTCAGGCCCCTCAATCTTCGGACTGACACCCTCCTTCTTATGATAGTTGATTGTGAATTCCATCTTAGTCATACCCATCATCATCTTTACATTATTCTTATCCACAACCCTCTTGGTGTGTGTTCTCTTAAGAAATTTCTCTAGACCTCTTTCAGCCTCTATCTCAGAGTAAAATAAGAATTTATGGAGAGTGGATGCTTCAATAAGTTGATCTGGCCTAAGTTCTCCTAATGCTAGCATCAGGTTAGCGAAGACTGTACGCCTATTATTTACATCTTGGCAAAAAACAAACATGTGAAGTGCTTCTTCATAAGTCATAGCCCCATCAGTAAAAGAGTTTGATAAGTTGTTCATAGATTTAATAGAGTCTATGATAGGACCCCAATTAACTTGTTCTGATAACTCTATATCAGCCTTGTATAGGCACAATGCCTCATAAGCCTTGAAGAAGTCCACAACATCATTATGATTATAAGAGCAGGTTGCCATATCTGTCAAGAATTTAAAAAGCATACGGAAGTTTGGATACTCCCCTACTGCATCAATTATTGACAAGTTATTGAAGACACCACTCATTGTATACAAATATTCAAAGTATGTCCTTGGACCGATGAATATAGTTTCAGACATAGTATGTGTGATGGAGAAATGATTCTGTCCTAATATTATGTAATAATGATAACCTGTGGTATCTGCTGATATGATATATAGTCCACTATCGTCTCTAATAGGAGTGGCCTCTCTCGGATTTGCATTTAAAATCCCGACACCTGATGTCATTAATGCTCTAATCCTTTGAAACATTATCATGAAGCTTGCACCGCGTGAAGGTATACCTGTTCTACACATAAATTTCTCATCTCTGTCAGTCATAAGGTGTAAATCATTATTAACTGAACCGGTCATGTGGTGCATCGAAGCATTATGTATGAGATTTGTCCGCTCAGAATAAGGATAATCAATAAATTTTTTCAAGCTTGGTAAATCAAATGTTATATTGGCCATCCCTGCCGGCCCATTCAAACGTCTTTCTGATGTTAGCCTATAAATATCTCGTAATTCTTTATTATGCTCTGGCCTAATACTGTAGTTAATATCTTTACAGCCATTGTAAATATAATTTCGTACCTCTGAAGGATAAGGCTCAAGAGGAGCATCAAGTCTAGAAGGTATGTCTACTTTGTATGCCCATACGGGTTCTCTGTATATAGTAGGGACCTTCGGCTCTTTATAGTCAACATGTGGCATTACATATTCTTGAGCCACATCACGACCGGCATGATGTGTAATGTAGTCATTTGCATTGGATATGTGATTGCTGGCCTTTATGTCAGTCAAGGTAGAAAAAGTAGAATAGGTTGTGAATTCTGAACGTGAGGTAGACATAGTTAATTCTTATGTTGTATACAGTGGTATCTGACTAGATG